TGATATTTGCAGTCAGAAAATAAAAATATAATTTGAATACAATTTAAACACATACGATTATGAAAACTATTAGCAGTGATTACATCAAAGAGATTAAATACCAAATCAGAGTTATCAACGAAGCTCTTAAAAGAGTTCAAGAAGCTGAAAAGATTCAAGAAATAACAGTTAATGCACGTGAGTATGAGAAAGCTAAGAATGAAGCTATAGATGCAAGTTTAGACGTTATGGCAGCACTTGAGTTCGCTGTAACATCAGCGTCAAATATGGGTTGCAGTACAGGTGCATACGATATCAAAAAACTTCACAAGGTAGTAGAAACAACTTTATAAATAACAAGCAGGGCGAAAGCCCTGCAAATACACACGATTATCAATTTTTAATACGCACGATTATGAAGACATTAAAAGAACAAGTAGAAGAAATCAAGAACATGAAAGGTTCTAAGTCAGCAAAGAAAGCTGCATTTGTGAAGTTGGGTTTGAGAAAGTACGAAGTTGAGTTGCTTATGTCTGAACTGCCTAAACAAGTTAGAGAGACACACAGGTTTACTTTTGGCGTTGAGATTGAATGCCTGGTAGCTGCAAACCTTATGCGTGAATGTGCTACAAGAAACTCAATGCCTTTTCAGTATGAGGGTTACAATCACGTTGACAATAATCACTACTATAAGTTTGTTACTGACTCTTCTATCAGAGGTGAAAACCCTATCGAATGTGTTTCACCTGTTCTTACTGGTAAGGTAGGTATGAAAAGCCTAGAGAACTGCTGTAAGGCTTTGAATGAGGCTGGTGCACAGGTTAATATCTCTACAGGCTTACATGTTCACATCGGTGCTGCAAATCTGTCTGACGAGGCTTATATCAACGTATTCGAAAACTATCAGAAGTTAGAGAGAGTAATTGATACTTTCATGGCACGATCAAGACGAGCAAATAACAGCCAGTGGTGTAGAACCCTTCAAGGCAAGAACTTTGATTTATGTATGACAAAACATGATGTTCTAAACATTATGAATGGTAACAGATATTTCAAGGTAAATGCTTGTTCTTATGCTCGCCATCAAACAATAGAGTTCAGACAGCATCAAGGGTCTACAGACTTTGAGAAAATATCTAATTGGGTGAATTTCTGTGCCAAGCTGGTAGCGTGGTCAAAGAAGAACGTATTGAGTTCAGAGGTAACTTCAATCGACGAGATACCTTTCTTGACAGCGAAAGAAAAATCATTCTTCAAATCACGTGCTGAGGTTCTTGCATGAGCCTCACACGGTTAAAATCAACAGATATGTGTTGTATAATCTATAAGCCAAAAGATGTTCAGATGCCAACTCTGGACATCTTAAATAAGGTTCAGAGAATCAATCATGACGGTTACGGTTTTGTTTCTTCGAAACACAGATACAAATCAATGAACTATTGCAAGTTTTTGGATCATCTTTCTATGGTGGGCGTGGATGAAGAATGTATCATTCACATGAGGTTTGCGACACACGGTTCTAAATGCAGAAAGAACTGTCACCCGTTTGTCGAGAATGGCGTTTATTTTGCCCATAATGGTGTTTTGCCTATTCAGTCAGTAAATGATATGACAGACAGCGAAATCTTCTTCAGAAGCCAAGTATATCCCCTTATAATGAAATACGGGTATGAGTCAGAAGTGACTGAAAGCCTTATTTCTGCCGCTGCCGGTAGTTCTAAGTTTGCCATGATGTACAAAGGCAAAGTAAAGCTGTATGGTGATTATATGAAATTGAATGGTGTGTATTATTCTAATTTAAGATGGTTATGAAAAGAGAAAAGTTAACGGTTAAAGCATCAGACGTAAGAAGCATAAGAATGAGCGTAAATCCGCCCAAAGTGGTAGTGGATGCAGGTTATAGAGTGATTCATGACGGTGAAATAAAATGCTGGGTAGGTATAGGCTGGTTGACCGAAGGCAGAGCGTCAAAGAGTGACTATTATAAGATACCAGAAGTTATAAACGGATAATACGGCTATGAAAGAGAAAGCAATCCTGCAAGAAATAATCGAGTGGCTAGGTAATGATACCAGCTACTTGTCTACAAGAACAGACTATGGCCGGGGTTATAAAAACGGCATAGAGCGTGCGAAAGCAATAGTCGAGGAAATAATCAATGAGCACGACCCTGATTTATTAGCAAACAATTAGCAAATTGTTTCGTATGCGTTGAATTGTTATTAAAAATTGTCTTCATAATTGGGTATCTTTGTATAGATACCATCGCGGGGTAGAGCAGAGGTCAGCTCGTCACTTTGACTTGGTGAAGGTCGTGGTTTCGATTACCACCCCCGCAACTAACATTTAAGTTTTACACGATTATGGAAATACTTACGCTTATCATCAAACAGAAGTTCTTTGACGAAATCTTATCGGGCAAGAAAACACAAGAATTCAGAGAAATCAGACCTACAACCCAAAAGAAATACTGCCAGCTTGACGCTGACGGGTATTGTGTCGAGAAAGACGGGGTTTTGCAGCCTAAGCATTACGATGCAATCCAGTTCTTTGTAGGCTACAATAAGGACAGGGCCAGTGCACTGGTAGAAGTTAAAGGCGCAAAGATCGAACTGTTCGAAGATGAGAATCACAACTTTATTGAATACACCTATCAAGGTGAGATATACTTGGCCGCACAGGTCGTTTATGACCTTGGCCGAGTGATAGAAAAGCATGTTTAACCCTTTAAAACTTGTTGTTGAGTCAGAACAAACAGAAGTACATTTTCAACGAGTAACTACCGTGGTGGTCGTACTGGATTGACAGACCCTAACACCGGTAGAACTTCTCAGGGTGGGAGATACATTACCCGCCGGCAGCAGTATTATAACGTCCGCACAGGACTTGGCATGAGTGGCGGATAATGACACTGCAAGAAAGGACATACAGCTATATTGACCTCGTCAGACAAAAGACTGACGGGGTTCTGCTGTTTTTGTCCTTGGGTAAGGATTCTTTGGTCTTACTGGATATGATCTATCCGAAGTTTAGCAGGATAGTCTGTGTGTTCATGTATTTTGTTCAGGGCTTAGAGCATATTGAACGATGGATCGGCTGGGTGAAAGCTAAATATCCGAGGATAGAGTTTGTTCAGGTACCACACTGGAACCTTACCTACATTCTTCGTGGTGGCCTGTATTGCGTACCCAATCCGAAAGTAAAGCTTCTGAAACTGGCCGATGTGGTGAAGGCCATGCAACTCAGATACGGACTTTACTACACGTTCTTGGGTATGAAGAAGGCCGATGGCATGAACCGTCGTCTTATGCTGAAAGGCTATGAAGTCAACGGGTACGAGAACAACGGCATGTGCTATCCTTTGGCAGATTGGACGCAGAAAGACATCCTGTCTTATATGAAGCAGAACGGGCTGCCGGAGCCTGTCAGGTATTCGCTGAAGGCCAGTTCGGGGGTGGGCTTTAACTTGGATTGCATGTTATGGCTAGAAAAGAACTACCCGCAGGATTTACAGAGAATTTACAAGGTGTTCCCGATGGCTGGGAGAATACTTTGGGAACATAAACAAAAGCAATAGGTATGGAACTAAGCAAATACATAAAGAGTGAATCGGTGGAACTTAACCGTTCCGCCATTCACTTCGCAGATTATAATCCCAGGAAACTATCTGAGGAATCCCGGAAGACATTAAAACGGGGTATCAAGAAGTTCGGTCTGGTTGGTGGTATAGTAGTCAACAAGCGGACCGGACTTACTGTCGTGTCTGGCCACCAGCGGTTGAGTGTGATGGATGAACTCCAGAAGTTCCCGGAAAACGATTATAGAATCCGTGTCGATGTGATTGACGTGGATGAGAAGCAGGAAAAGGAGTTGAACATACTCCTAAACAATCCAAACGCGCAAGGATCTTGGGACTATGAAGCATTGGCCCGATTAGTTCCGGACATTGATTACCAGGATGCCGGTCTTACTGCTGCTGACCTTAACATGATTGGTTGTGATTTCCTTCTCCAAACAGAGGAAGAAAACTCCATTGCGGATGCTTTGGAGGATATGATGGCTCCAGTAACTGAACAGAAAGAGGCCGAGAAAGCCGCCAAACAGATGGAAAGAGCCGAAAAAGTGGCACACATGAAGGACGTAAAGCAACAGGTAAAGGAAGCAGCTCAGAAGCAGGCTCAGGATATGGATGCTTACTTGATGCTTTCCTTTGATACGTTCGAAACAAAAGCTGCCTTCTGCGAGAGATTTGGTTACGATCCTTACGCCAAATTTATCAAGGGCGAAGTATTCGATGAACAGGTAGAAAGAGTTGAATGAAGAATTAAAACAAGGAGGAATGCCGAGTTAGAAAGAAAACATATAGCCAGCTGTATCAACAGTCAAGACGAATAATGTACAACGCTGGAAGGCAATACGGGCTTGGTACAGACAGGCAAAGAAGTATAAGAAACAGAACGAGGTCTATAATGGAAAGATATGCAGCGAGAATAGACAGTTATTTTTCAAAGAGAGGAATTGATATCTATGGCAATAAGCCTGTTTCTCGCCGCATTTATATGGGTAACAATAACGGATGATTTGATTATGAAAAGTGAATCTCAAAAAAGCAAACATACAGGACGAAAACCCAAATTTGACTACAAGAGCGAGGAGTTCCTCTCTCAAGTGGAGATGTATGCCAAGAAGGGATTCACCGACAAAGAAATCGCTTTTGCTTTAGGCCTATGCCCCCAGACATTCAGTGAGAAGAAGAATGAGCACTCTGAATTATGCGAAGTATTAGCGCGCGGGCGTGCGACCATCACGGCTGCTGTACGTGCCAAGTTCCTTGCTGTAGCTTTGGGCGGTATCAAGACAAAAAGTACTGTAGTAAGGAAGCTGAAAGACCAGGACGGAAACCTGACCGGCGAAGAAGAGCTTCAGGTAAGTGAAAGCGAACTGGCTCCAAATCTTCAGGCCATGTCCGTCTGGCTGTATCACCATGACGAAGAGTGGAGGAAGGTTGAACGCCGTCAGGACGAAGACGCCGATATTCCAAAGGATATTGACCACGGAATTTCTATTGACTCATGGATTAAAGACAAGCTGAAATGATTGTACCCCAAGCGATATATCATCCGTTATATACCGATAGCGAGAAATTTATCATTCTCATTACCGGTGGCCGTGGCTCGGGGAAGTCTTTCAACGCTTCTACCTTCATAGAGCGGCTGACGTTCGAGATGACTCCCACAGAGAAGATAGTCCACCAGATTCTTTATACCCGTTACACGATGGTATCTGCCGGGATGTCTATCATTCCAGAGATGATGGAAAAGATAGATTTGGATGGAACAACGAAGTATTTCAAGACCACCAAAACCGATATTGTAAACCGGATGACCGGCAGTCGTATCATGTTCCGTGGTATCAAGACTTCTTCCGGGAATCAGACCGCTAAACTAAAATCTATTCAGGGTATCACCACCTTTGTCTGTGATGAAGCGGAGGAATGGACAAGTGAGGAAGAGTTTGACAAGATTATGCTCTCCATCCGTAAAAAGGGAATCCAGAACCGGATTATCATCATCATGAATCCCTGTGACTCCAATCACTTCATCTACAAGAAATACATCGAGAATACCCATCGGCTTGTGGAGATTGACGGTGTACCGGTTCAAATCTCAACTCATCCCAATGTTCTCCACATTCATACGACTTACTTCGACAATATTGAGAATCTTTCTCCAGAGTTCCTGAATGAAGTCAAGGAAATGAAGGAGAAGAATCCTGAGAAGTACGCCCATGTGGTTATCGGCCGATGGGCAGATGTGGCCGAGGGTGCCGTGTTCAAGAAATGGGGTATTGTGGATGAGTTCCCGATGTGGTGCAAGCATGTGGCTATCGGGCTGGATTTTGGTTATACCAATGACCCCACAGCGGCTATCCGATGTGGGATCATAGACAATGCGCTGTATCTGGATGAAATAGATTACCGTACCGGATTGCTTTCTGGTGATATCATAAAAGCTTTGCGGCCTTGGAATCTGAGAGTGATTGCCGACAGTGCGGACCCGCGACTCATTCAGGAAATCCATAACGGGGGTATCAAGATTTATCCAGTAGAGAAAGGACAAGGCTCTGTCAATGCGGGTATTGACAAGATGCAGGGAATGGAGATGTATATTACCAGACGCTCCTACAACCTGCAGAGGGAGTACAGAAATTATGTATGGGCAAAGGATAAGGACGGAAACTACATCAACGAGCCGGAAGACCATGATAATCACGGTATTGACGCTGCACGCTACTATGTGCTGGGAGAACTGCTCGGCAGGATTATGAAACCGAAAGACATTTCAGGAGTATTTGGACATTAAAAAATTATTATATGAGAACCATAGAAGAAATTTTAGCTATACCGGAGATAGAAAGAAAGATCTACTATCTGAAGAAAGGTCGTAAGACAGAGCTGCCCAACGCTCACGCCCTTTACAACGACTGGAATCCGAACAAGCACGAGATAGTGATAGATGAAGAGAAATACCCGAAAATTAAAATCACGACCCAGCCTGAGAAACGGATTACAGACCCGACAACCGGGAAAGAATATGTTGAACCGGCTGTAAAGAAGGAAGTTGATCCGAATAGGATTGCACTTCCAATTGAGCAGGACATCGTAAACCTTCAGACTGCCTTTACCGTTGGGACGGAACCGGTTCTTGACTGCCAGCCGGATCAGTCGGAAGAAAGCCTTCTTTCAGCGTTGAAGCAGGTATTCAAAAAGAACAAGCTGAAATACCAGAACAAGAAAGTTGTCCGGGCGTGGCTGGCCGAGCAGGAAGTGGCCGAATACTGGTATGTAGTAAAGGATGATGGTTTCTGGAGCAAACTCAAACGAAAAATTTCAGGAATCTTCGGCAAGTCAAAGCCTGAATATCGCCTGAAGAGTGCTATCTGGTCTCCGTTCCGGGGTGACAAGCTATATCCTTTCTTCAATGACCAGGGGGATTTGGTGGCTCTTTCCCGTGAGTACAAGAAGAAAGATCTGGATGATGTTGAGATTACTTGCTTCATGACCATCACCAAGGATATGGTTTACCAGTGGGAACTGACGAGTAACTGGACTGACAAAGGTTCTTTCGCACACGGGTTCAAGAAAATGCCGGTGATTTATATGTACCGTCCAGAAGCGTACTGTGAGAAGATAAAGAGCATGCGCGTTCGGCTGGAGAAACTTCTTTCAAATTATGCAGATTGTATTGACTATCACTTTTTCCCGATCCTTATGCTGTTCGGTGACGTACAGAACTTCTCTGGTGAGTTCAAGAATAGGATAGTGGAGCTTACCGGTCAGGGAGCAAATGCCCAGTATCTTACCTGGTCACAAGTGCCTGATACTGTAAAGTTTGAGGTGGAAACTCTGCTAAGTCAGATTTACGGGCTGACCAATACCCCCAGAATATCATTTGACTCCCTGAAGGGTACAGGTAATGCTGTTTCCGGTGTGACATTCGATTATGTGTTCATGTCAACTCACCTTAATGTGGAAAACCTGAATGAAACGGTAGGTGAGTTCATGCAACGGCGTGTAAATTTCCTTGTTTCTGCATTGGGTTCCGTTAATTCCACACTAGAAACAGCCTCCGAGACCATTGATGTAGATGTGCAGATGCAACCCTACAGACTGGAGGATATCAAAGATAAGATTGACACTGCTATTAAGGCCAAGGACGGCGAAATATGGTCGCAGCAGCGGGCCATCACATTCGTAGGGAATGTGGATTCGGTTTTGGATGAGATTGAAGCTATCAAGGAAGAGCAGGCTGAGAAACAGAAGAACGACATTGAGAAACAGAAACAGCTTTCCTCTCTCAAAAGTTCCAGTAGCAAATCTGAAGAATAGAACAATTCAGTCAGAAAAATTCCGGGACTTATACAAACATAGATAGATAAAAATATAAAAAATTGACTAATTGAATAGCGGTATCTTTCGAGGTATCGCTATTTTATATTATAGTAAAAATATGAATAGATATTTTGTATTATTCGTTATTTTACTATATTTGCAGAGTAATAAAGTCAGAAACGCTATGAGCTACAAATCAGTTAAAGACGTTGTAACGCTGCTTACTGAAAATGGCTTTTGGTTCGTGAGGCAGAAAGGCAGTCACATGGTTTACACTGATGGCAGCCATGTAGTGATTGTCCCCGACCACGGCAAGAAAGGCGTTGAGAAAGGCACTTATTACAACATTTTGAGGCAAGCGGGGCTAAAATAGCCCCCGCCTCTTTTGTTTCACAATAAAAAGGGAGGTCTGTATGAAAACCGTTGAAGTGATTGTAGAACATGCTGGGAATAATCTCAGTGCTTACATTGAAGGTGCTCCGGTTATTACTGTCGGTAACGATGTAAAGGAAATCGAAAAGAACATGAAGGAAGCTGTTGAACTTTACCTGGAGTCATGCAAGGAGATGAACATCACTCCAGTGGAAGTATTGCAGGGAGAGTTCACTTTGAAGTTCAAAATAGACGCAGCCACCTTCATCAATTATTACAGCAGTATCTTTACCAAAGCGGCATTGAGCCGGATAACCGGAATCAATGAACGCCAGTTGTGGCACTATGCGGCTGGAGTACACAAACCCCGTAAACAGCAGTTGGAGAAGATTCAGAAAGGTATTAATGCGCTGACAGAGGAACTGGCAGCTATAAATTTGTTGTGATCATGATTACTGTAAAGAGTAAGAAAGAATTAGAAAATGCTATTAAAGCTGGACATAAAGAAATTTATATTTCAGATAAAAAATTACAAGCTGCGTGCTATTTAGCTAATAAATATCAGAACGTTGAGTCAACATTAGCATCAATTCCTGCAATTATTATGAGTAAGGTTGGTGGAATGTCTGTTATATCTGAGGGCGCAATGATTGCTATTACAATATCTATTTGTATTACTGCAGTTGCAATAATCGCAATTATCAAAAGGTGTAAAGTTAAGATTAATTATCTAGATGGTACCATTACTGTTGAGTAATAAATGAGAACATTAATTAAAGCGTGACTACCGGGGTAATCACGCTTTATTTTTGCCTAAAAACGAACATTCTCTTAATTGTTTCGTATCATTAGCCTTAAAATTTCTCCTTCCTTTTCTCTATAAGTAAATTTACCGTATGAAATTATTAATCAAACTCATACGGTATGACAATCTTTGAACAAATTTTGGCAGGACTACAACAGAAATTCGCTGGGGTGGACACTGCTATACTCACCCGTATTGCCACAAAGAAGGCAGAGGGTGTAACGGACGAAACGAAGGTAAACTCCATCGTGGAGGGTATCTCTTTTCAGGACGTGTTGACTTCATACGGCGATTTCCGTGCCGGGGATGCTCGAATCACAGCGGTTGCAAGCTATGAGAAGAAGCATAACCTTAAAGACGGTAAGCCAATCGAGAATCCGGAAGAAAAGAAAGACGAAAAGAAGGATGAGAAAAAGGATGAGGTACCTGCATGGGCTCAAGCTTTGATTGATTCTAACAAAAGTCTTTCTGAAAAGCTATCTAATTATGAAGCAGAGAAAGCGCAGGCGCAGCGCAATTCTCAAATTTCAGCAGTGGCGAAGAAGTACGGCATTCCCGAATTTATGCTGAAAGACCGCAACATTCCTGAGAAAACGGACTTGGATACTTACTTCAAGGACATGAAGCAGGATATGTCTAACAGCGGCTTCCAGTTTTCCAAAGCTCCTGAAACTGCCGAACAGAAACAGGAGAAAGAAGCAAGCGAGTTCGCCAAAATGATCGAGGCGGACACAAAATCTATTGTCGAACAACAAAACAAGTAATTTATGTCAGCAGGATTTAAGTACAACATTGAGCCTGAACCGTCCATTGAGGAACGCTATGACGTTTCTACCGGAGTAAGACGCAGAGGGCCTTACAAGCTGGATACGACCAACCTTGTAGCTGGTTCGTTCCTTCCATCCTTCACGCCGATTGCCACCGACTTGGTGAAGAAGACCGTTCAGGTGGCTATCCGTGTAGAAGTTTGCGAAAAATACACAACTGGCTCCAATACCACATTGAAAATCAAGAAAAATTCATTGGCTTATGCCGGTATGAATTTGGGTGATGGCACTCATGGAGCTACAGTAAACGCAATTGACAAATCCGAAAAGGCTTTTGACAAACTGACCTTAGCCGCCGACTTCGGTGCCACACTGAACGCAGGGACAGTCCTCTTTGAAGCAAGCGCATCAGCAGGAACCACGCCAAAGGTCATCGCCAATTCAGCTTTATACGAAAGGACCAAAGTGGAGGATGGTATCGTTTTGGTAGCATTGCTTATGCGTGCTTTCGAGATTGAACCGACCAAGCTGGCTATGCCTTTCCATGCAAAGGACAAGGCAAATATGCCATATTTCCAGTTTAACGAATAAGAAAGGAGGACTAATATATGATGCTAACTATTCATACCTTGTTTAACGACCCCAACATCGTTAATGCCGTTATCCAGCGCGTCCTTCAGACCCGTAAGGATACAATCTACTGGCAGCAGTACCTGGACTTCCGCAGAACGACCACCCGTGTGATTAAAGACTATATCGGTCAAGTTACTGGTGTGGTGGCTGGTTCCATTAACTCTCGTTTTGGTGAAAAACCTATTCGTGAGCGTCGGAACATCGGTTCAGCTTACGGTGAGATTGCCTACCTGGGAGACCGTTATCAGATTTCCATTGACCGCCTGTCCGAACTTCAGGACTTGATTGACAAGTACAATGCTGCCAAACCTGCTGACCAGGTAGCGGCCATGCAGGACATCGTGAACTTCATTTATGACGACTACCGTCAGGTGCTTTTAGCTCCCCACAAGCGTATGGATATGGTTTTCGGTTCTATGCTGATGACCGGAGAGGCAATAGTCAAGAATAAGGATGACAATGCCGGAGGGGTAAACCTATTGGAAATCACGCTTCCGTTCAAGTTTATCAAACCGGATACCGGAGCGAAAGCGAATTTCATCACTTACTTGCAGACAACCATCAACGAACTGAAATCCGTTTACGGTACATTCCCGAAGATGATTATGTCACGGGGAACATTCGTGAAAAACATTATCGGCTCTGCTGAGTTCGGTGACAAGTTCAAGATGCAGCTCTCAGGTAACGAAATGTATCTCTCTACCGGATTGATTACATCCCAACTGGCTTCTTCTATCTTTACAGGCATTGGGCTTCCAGCCATTGAGATTAAGGAAGATTATGTTATGGATCAGACCGGGAAAAACGTACAGATTTACGCAGATGACCGTATCACTCTTCTTCCGCAGGATAAGATTGGGTACATGCGCTTCCATACTCCATATGAAGCTGTGGACGGTGTACCGGGACGTAACTATACTCAGGCCGACGGTGATATGCTTATATCCGGTTACAAGGATGGTAACGGACGATATCTTGAATACACAGCCGAGTGGGTTCCTCAGATTACGAATCCGAACCTGATTGTGAACTTTGATTTGACCACCATGAACGCATGACAGTAAATGACTACATATCACAGAAGTTCCAGACCTTCGGCATTAACTTGTCGGAGGCAGACCTTTTGGAGATAAGTCTGTCTTCAGGGATAAGCGGAGAGGATGAGATGGGCCCGTCAAACATCGGACTTATTTCGGTGGCTATGGCGAAGTTCATCCCCTCTCTATTACTCCGTGCTACTTCCATCAGCGAGAACGGTTTCTCTATGTCCTGGAATACTCAGGGCTTGAAGGAATATTACTCTTTCTTGTGTAAGAAGTACGGTCTTGAAGACACGCTGTCAGATAAACCTAAAGTTAGATTCCGTCAATGATATTCGCTCCACATATATTACAGGTTAAGGTTTTTACCCCGATGGGAACAGACGAGTTTGGACGGCCTATCCCCGGTACTGGTGGAGAAAGCTGGCAAGACGTATGTAAATGCCGTTGTGATGATAACTCGACCAAGGAGTTTACTTCGGAGAACGGCGAGGTGTACCGACCAAATTATCACGTAGTCTGTGATAAGAAAATCTCCCTGAAGGCTGGTGATGAGGTCAGATGTATGGAGGGTGAGAATATCCGGGGAATTGGCAAGGTTTATATGGTAAAAAATACAAACTATTTTGGTTACTCAGAGATATGGCTGTGAAGTTTGATTTTTCGGACGTGGACGGTTTCTTCCAGCAAGGATATGCTGAGGTGAAGACCGTTGAGGAAAATGTAGGTAAGGAGGCTGTCGATTATGCCGTGAAGAACGGCTCTTATCAGAACCGGACCGGGAACCTTAGAAAGTCAAACAAGTATTCAGTTGAGGACGACGGACTGGTGATAAAAAACGTTGCTGAGTATGCCTCGCACGTCGAATCTAAAGGCTATGAAGTGTCAACAGGAGCGGCCCTATATGCTGAGAGAAGATTGAAGGAGGAAATCAAATGATAGTAACTACCGACATAGCGAACATACTTTACCGTGATTGTCAGACTTTCGGCATATCCATCGTTCCTCACGGAAAGAAGCTGACTGGCGAATTGAAGTCTGAAAGGATTGTAATTCACGCTAAAAAGCAGCAGCCAGAGACATACTGGAAGAAGTCTTTTGTTGAGGTGAACCTTTGTGTTCCTGATCTGAAGGAAGGCGAAGCCAACACCATCCGGCTGAACGAACTTGAAAAACAGGCTCAAAAGCTGTTTGACGGCGTAACCGGACGCTATGACGGCACAACCTATCATTATTCCATTGATACAATCGGAACAGAGGAGGACACATCCTTAAAGTGTCATTACGTGAATGTAAGAATTTTGTTTGAAGTTTTAAATGTGAAATGATATGGCATTGAAACCTTTTATTGGAATCAAGAGAATCTGGTACGGCGATGTGTTTACAGCAGCCGTAACAGCGGCCACATTGAAAACGTGGCTGGAAACTGCAACCGAAGTGAAGAACTCCCATCAGGATACATGGAGCTACACCGAGGATGACCCTACCTACACCGACTACATCAATGAACTGACTGGCGGTGTGTATTATCGTGACGTGACCGCTAAGGGGGTAAAGACTATAGCGTTCACAATGGGTGAATATGAACTGGATGACCTTGTTGCTCTTCGAGGCGGTGAAAAGGTGGGTACAGATGAGGGATGGAGTTCTCCGGATTCTCCTACTATTATGAACATGGGTATAGTTGGTCAGACCAAGACTGGTAACTATATTGTCTTCTCAAATGCGGCTGTTATCGGTAAGGGTGATCAACAGGAGAAGAATATAGGTTTAGGAGTTTCTGCTGTTGCAATGGATAACCCGAATGAAGGCGTAAAGTCTGACTATTTGTTTGACGGAACGAAAGTGGAAGAAGCCGCATGAAATCCAGGTAAACTAATTGTTTAAGGACGGCGGTGGGGATTACTCACCGCCCTTTTAGTTTTAATTATGTTGAACGAAGGAGCAAAAATAGTAACAAGCGCGATTCTTGGGATAGATTTCAAGAGCGTAACGGTAGCCGGGAAGCTATATATGATAGCTCCACCTACTATGAAGAAAATAGCCGGTGCCGGACATTGGCTATCAGGGATGGAAGGAGATACAATCAAGGATGTAATCATGTCCGGAGGCAACATTGATGCGTTTGCACATGCCTTGTCGTGGTTCATTCAAGGCGATGACAGTCTGTTTGATGAATTGTTGCAAGGTGACGAGAGGGAAATAAGGAACGCTTTGAACGAAGCTTATTCCTTGCTTTCTGTTGAGGATTTTATAGGGCTATCGGGTTTAGCAAGGAATGTAGCAAACCTGATAGCAAAACCGAAGCTGTAGGTAATGACTGCTTTTTAGGACAGATTGCGTCATTCATGGAGACTCTTCATCTGACATATACGGAAGTCATGGAAGTGATACCATATCGTAATCTGGTGATCATGCAAAAGGATAAACTTCATACGGCATCGGGTGAAGTGATGAAAGAGGTTTCCGATGCAGAAATGTTCAAGAATAGAAAATTCGACGAATAATGGCGACACTTTACTTTAAAATCAGTTCCAACTTTGATGAAGTTATCCGTTTGAGACAGGAATGTGAGAAGCTGGAGACTCAATTACTGAAGATGGATAAGCGTAAATCTCCAGCGGCTGTGGCTACTTTGGAGACTCAACTTGCATCTGCCCGTCAGCAGATGATGGGGCTGGTGACCGAGGCAGCTAAGGCTGGTGCTGTGATGGAGAATGACCTTAAGAAAAAGCTTAATTCTGCGTCAAAGGCCTCCGATGAGCTGACAGAGGAAATAATCAAGCAAAGAAAAATTATCCGTGATACTCAGGATGATGTCAGACGGCTGTCTGATGAATACTCAAAGATGGGTAAGTATTCTCCTAATTCAAAAGCTAAATTAGCTGAACTGAATACAGCTAAAGCAGCCTTGAACGAACAGAGATATTCCCTTGGCGAGTTACAGGACCAGCAGGCCAGAAACAGGCTCGAAGTGCGGAAACTTACGAGAGAGTATAAGGAGTTTGCCAGTGGAACGAACAATGCTGATGAGGTAGTAAAATCGCTGACGGACTCTTTAAAGCGTACAGCAGCTGAAATCGGTGGACTGGTGGCGATAAAGAATTTCGGCTCCGATGTGATTGATGCAACCGGAAAGATGCAACAGCTGCAGGTAGCTCTTTCAACTATCCTTCAGGACAAGTCAAAGGCAGACCAGCTCATCGCCGATATTGTCCAGTTCGCTGCCAAAACACCGTTCAATCTTGACGAGGTGGCGACTGGTGCGAAGCAGCTTCTGGCATACGGTTCCTCGGCCGATAATGTCGTGAATGAACTTTCTATGCTTGGAGATGTAGCATCCGGGTTGCAGATACCGATCGGCCAACTAATTTATCTCTATGGAACATTGAGGACCCAAGGACGGGCCATGACCGTAGATATCCGCCAGTTCGCTGGCCGAGGTATTCCAATTTATGAAGAATTGGCTAAGGTCTTAGGAGTTTCCAAAGACCAGGTAGGTGAACTTGTGAAAGAAGGTAAGGTCGGATTTAAGGAGGTCGAACAGGCTTTCAAGAACATGACATCTGAGGGAGGTAAGTTTGCCAATCTTATGGAAAGTTCCGCCGGTACATGGCCCCAGCGACTGTCGAATATCGAAGATACCCTCTTCCAAAAAATGAATGAGTTCGGGAACAAGTACAAGGAGGTATTCGAGTTCGGTATCGGTACGGCTGAGGATCTGGTAGAAAGTCTTGATGACGTATTGTCTGTCATGGGCGGACTGATTGCAGCTTACGGAACGTATAAGGCCGCGTTGATTACCGCAGCTGTAGCGCAGAAGGCGGTCGGATTTGTTGAAAGTATCCGTCTGATTGGAATGTATAGGAAGGAATTAGGACTTGCTACTGCCGCACAACAGGCTTTCAATCTGGCATCGAAATCGAATGTGTATGTCACCCTGTTGGCCGCTCTTGTTGGAATAGGTACAGCAGTTTACATGTTCACCAAGAGAACCAATGAAGCCACTGCGGCGCAGGAAGCACTTAATTCGGTGAACAAGAAGGGCGATGAGGAATTTTCCAAGCAGGCAGCAACGGTTGACAGGTTGTCCGGTGTCCTGAAAAGTGAAACTTCATCCCTTGACCAGAAGAAGAAAGCCTTGTCTGATTTGCAGGCCATCATCCCATCTTACAATGCCAGTCTTGATGAAGAGGGGAAACTGATAAACAACAACACCGAAGCCATTAAATCCTACCTGACCCAGTTGGAAAAGCAGATACGGTTAAAAGCTGCCCAAGAAGAGCTGGAAGAGCTTTATCGCAAAAAACGGACTCAAGAAAAGCAGCAGAAAGTTGCTACGGAGAATTACAATGAGGCAAAATCTCTATACAATTCATCCGTAACAATGAATGGAAGCGCATTACAGAACAGAGGGGTCAATACAGGCGTGGCTGTTTTCTCTCAGAATAGTGCTGTAAACAATCAGCTTAAAGATAGTGCGAATAAGGCCAAGAAAGAACTGGATTCGGTTAACAAAGAATTAGGTGATACGGTATCTGCCATTGCAGAATTGGAAAAAGAGATCGAGAAATCTTCTTTATCTGATAAAAAAGAGGCTCCACAGTCTTCAATATCCAAAGAAGTAGTGGATGCTACAGAACGCATCAAGACGCTCAAACAAGATATAGCCGATCTCCGTAGCGGAAAATTGCAGGCAGAGGCAGGCAAGACTGTAGAATCAGCTATCAAGGCAAAGGAGAAAGAGTTGCAGAGTGCAGAAAAGACTTTAGAAACACTTACTGGAGTTAACCATAAATCGGAGAACAATAAGGTTGTAGATAACCAACAAAATCTTTCCGATGAACTTCTACAACTCATAAGAGCTAATCAGCAGGATGAAATCAACCTGATGGAAGAAGGTTCTGAAAAGAAGCGCAGACAGATTGAGCTGGATTACCAGAAAGAAATCGACGAAATTAAGAAGCAACGCAAAAAATGGGAAGATGCACAAGGTGGAAAGCTTACGTCTGAACAGCGGGAAGCATTAGGGAATCGTGCGTCTAATGCCATGCAGTCACGTGAAAAAGGTCTGGCCGCAATTACAGAAACAGAAAATCAGGCTGCTATTGAGGCCAACGAACGATATCTGAAAAACTACGGTACGTTCATGCAAAAAAGACAGGCTATCACCGATGAGTACACTCGTAAAATCTCGGAAGCCACTACTCAGGGAGACAAGGACATACTCCAGAAGGAGATGGAAAAGGCACTCTCCTCCCTTGATCTTGAAAAACTGAAACAGGGTATCAACTGGGAACTTGTATTCGGTGATTTGGATAAGGTCTCCAAAGAATCTTTGAATAAAGTAAAACAGCAACTTAGAGCCTTCAAAAACTCAGAAGAATACAAGAACATGGCCGTTGACCAGAAGAAGGTCATTGACGAGGCGTTGAACAACATCCAGTCAACCCTCATCGACAAAGGCGGATTGCTGGCCGACTTACCAGAACAATTAAATGAACTGGCCAAGGCACAGGAAGAACTGTCACAAGCTCAGGAGGAATATAATGAAGCCATGAAGAACGGTACGGACTCACAGAAGGAAGTGGCCACAAAAAAGCTGAACGATGCGCAGAAGAAACAACAGAATGCCCAGATCAATGTGCAGAAATCAACTGACAAAACAATCAGCAATCTTATTACATTATCAGGTACTATCACTGAATTGGGATCTAGCTCAGAGATGTCTCTTTCTCAGATCGGAAGCCTGGCCGGAGGGGTTGTCGATATTTTTACTGAAGCTGGTAGTAAGATTGGAGGCATAATCGGTGCGGCTTTTTCTTTGCTGGATGCAATAGGAACGCAGGGACTTGACGGGTTTCTTGATAACCTTTTCGGTAGCGTATTTAGGTCCGTTGGGGGAATATGGGATACTTTAACGTTCGGGCTTATAGGCAACAAGGAAAGTGATCCTCATTTACAGGAAGATTTGGAAAAACTGACAATATCCAATCAAGATCTGAAAACCTCCCTTGATAATCTGGCAGATAAGATGGATGAAAGTGCTGTTGCTGATGCAACTGGAATTTACGAACAGCAGAAGAAGAATATCGAGGAGCAGATAGCGAACACACAAGAAATGATGCAACGCTCTGCTGCCGCATACAGCAACGGGTTCTTTGGAATAGGAGGTACACATTCAAGTAATAAGAAAATCAATGACGTTATGTCTGCCGAAGACTGGAAGCGTGTCAGTGAGGCGGCCGGTGTATCAGTTAAAAATGCCGGTGATTTCTGGAACCTGACCAGTGAGCAGATGTACAATGTAGCCAACAATGCTACCGACCTTTATTCCATAATTAAACAATATGCAGATGATGGCTATCAGAACGCATCGCAATACATGGATAGCTACATTGAATACTGGAAGCAACTGGAAGAACTGGAGGATGAATATCGCGAAAAGCTGACTGATACTTCGTTTGACACTGTTCGGGATGAGTTCAAGAACCAACTGCTTGACATGGAATCGGACGCAGAGGATTTTGCGGAAGATTTTGAGAAGATGATGCAGCAGGCAGTCGTTGAGAGTATGATGTCTGATGTTTATGCAAAACGGTTAAAAGATTGGTATAAGAACTTTGCAGACTCGATGACGGACGGAATTCTTACCGGAGCTGAGCAAAGCGATTTAAAAGCACAATGGGATCAGATGGTTAGCGATGCCTTAGCTGAACGTGATGCCATCATACAGGCTATGGGGTGGGAGAGTTCTTCTTCCGAGCAGCAATCCGCCTCCATCCGTGGTTTTGGTACCGAAATGACGCACGAGGATGCCGGTGAATTAAGTGGCCGGTTTACTGCCGTGTATGAGTCCAACCTCAGAATAGAAGCAGCCGAACAACAACAGACGGTGGCCATCACCGAACTGCGTGGCTCTATCAGTACCCTGACGGCTCAGACATCAAGTATGTACAATATTGCTGACGAAACACGTACCATATTGGCCAATTCCTACTTGGAACTGCAGGAGATACGGGAAAATACAGAAGATGCAGCCAAATACCTGAAAGATATAAAAGCTGATATTTCAGAAGTGAAACGTAATACATCAAGACTATGACAGGAGATTTATATATTAACGGAAAAGATGCATGGGACACATGGGGAGTTCGCATGGGAGACGGTTTCCTCGATGCCATTGACGGATTCAATGAGATGAAAGACTACATAGAGGATGAGAGTCGGCTGGAACATGGCAAACGTGTGATTACTGACAACGCAAAAGTAGATTCGCGCGAAATTACTCTTCAGTTCACCATCGAAGGTGTATCAGAAAGCGATTACCGGACAAAAAAGAAATCCTTTCAAACAGAAATGGAAAAGGGCGCTGTGAATATTAAAGTTCCAGCTCTAGGAAATGAAGTCTATAAGTTGGTTTACTCGGGGAAAAGCGTTTCTTATGGATTGAGTCTGGACCGCTGTTTTGGTAAGGTCTCGAGCAAATTTGAAGAACCAAATCCAATGAACAGAAGCGAATAACGAACATTCCCCTTATTGTTTCAAATGGAAGCTCTGATTTTTAGGGCTTCCATTTTCTATTTATGAACTTTGAGGATATGATTGAAATCAAGGACATATCCGGAAAGATAAGGTTTTCCACCTCCATAAACAAGGGGGCCAAGGGGAAGTTTACACTGATGAAAGAGGACTATATTATCCTCCCATTTTCGGTGCCCACTCCCATTCCGTTCAAACTGGGTGACTACGTGGACTTGTCCGGCGTATTGGATGAATCCCTCGGCGGAAAGCTGGCGAAAATCTATGAGATAACCGATTTTCAGAAGCCAACCTACAACACCTCCACCGGAGGGTATGACTATAAGCTTCAGATGAACGCCTACTACTGGAAGTGGAAGAACAAGATTTTCAAGTACACGCCGGAGCATGCAGGCAGCGAAGCGTCATGGTCGCTTACAGCATCCCTTGATGTGCAGCTTGGCGTGTTTCTTCGAAACCTGAAGGCTTTGGGATACACCTACCGAGGAACAGACTTCACTTTCAGCATAGACGATACCGTAGAAAACAAGGCCGTAGCAATGACTTACGACAACATGAACCTGTTGGATGCCTTATTTTCTATGGCGGGTGAGGATAAGTGGAACTGTGATTGCTGGATAACGGACAACGTGATTCATTTTGGGCGAAATGAGTTCGGAGATGCCGTTAAAATCGAGCGTGGTGTCGAAGCGTCGAGCATCACCCGCAGCGAAAGCCAGGGCACTTATGCCACCCGCATCTATGCTTTCGGTTCAACGAAGAATATCCCTACGAACTACCGGCCAACCGACGAGCAGGCCGTGGTGAACGGTGTAGTCCAGAAACGGCTTATGCTTCCGGCCGATACTCCCTATATTGACGCATACGAAGGAATGTCTCAGGAAGAAGCCATCGAGGATGTGGTCGTTTTCGACGATGTCTATCCCCGTCGTGTTGGAACTCTTTCCGACGTTCACACACGTACCGAGGAAGTGGATAATGAGGACGGTACGAAAGAGACTGTTACCTATTACCGCTACAAGGATACCGGATTGGAGTTTAAGGAAGAGTATATCATCGAAGGCCAGGAGCTTCAGGTAACATTCCAATCCGGTAAACTGAACGGTATGGTATTTGGCGTTATCTTCAATCCATCACCGAAGGACGAGACTCGCGGCGAGCAGCTTTGGGAGATTGTCCGAAATGAGGACTATGGCCGTCCCCTACCCGATGATATGATGTATCCCGCTGATGGTGACGAATACATTCTTTCCGGATTCGACATCCAACTGGTTTCCGACCAGTATATCCCAGAAGCCGAGCAGGAACTGAAGGAAAAGGCACAGAAGTACGCCGACAAAGTGAAGAAGGACGATGGCACCTACCCTACTACCCTCAGAAGTTCATGGGTAAAAGAGGATTTGATTTCCCGCACGTTCGAGTTCGGTCAACGCATCAATCTGGTTGATGACACCTATTTTGAAAGCGGACGCATCTCACGTATCTTGGGATGGGAAATGAACTTGGATATTCCTTGGGACAGCCCGGTCTATACAATCGGGGAAAGTATGCCATACTCACGGATCAGTGAGATTGAGGACAAGGTTGACTCACTCACTTATAAGGGACAGACGTATAAGGGAGGTGGAGGAAGCGGTGTATATGTAATACGAACAAATGATTCTACCGCTCCTAGTGATAGCAACGTTTTTTCTGCACTTAGGTCGTTGGCTACGTTGCTGCGTAAAGATCAAAAAGATAGTACCAGATTTCTTGTCCAGTTCTTCGCTGGTCTTGAAGCAGGTCTGTATGCTGCTGGTGGTAAAGACGGTTCGAAACTCCATGCTGACGGGCTTGCGGAACTTGGTCGTCTGCAGGTGAACGGAGATTCAGAATTCCGGGGTAATCTGTCAAGCAAAGATTTTGTTTCTGGGTTTGCAGCCGGTAAGGGATGGGCGATTATGCTAAAGAAAGTTCTCAATGCTGCCGGCATTGAGGAAACCAAGTCTTATGCGGAATTTGATAATCTGACGGTTCGAGGCATTTTGCGAGTTTTTGAGTTCGTTGTTTCGCAAATGTTGGGAGAGAATGACAACCGGACGTTTACAGCCATGCTGGAAGTAGACCATTACGATTCTTCAACCGGGAAGGTATATTTAGATACCCAGGAAGGCAAATTCTACAATCCGTTCCGTGCTGATGATTACATTATGGTACAGCAGTACAACGGCATGCCGTCTGAAGATAATAATCACTACGTAACCAAAGAGTACGAGCTTATCGTGACAGAGGTAGGGATGGAAGGCGATTACGCTTGGGTCAAGTTCAAGAACTTCACGACAACCATGGAAGGCGGTAATGAGGCGCTGATCACCAAGGGTGATACCTTCGTGCGTATAGATAATCTCTCAGATCCTGACCGTAAGGGTATTATCCAGATGATGACGGTAGGGTCTAATACGCCGTACATGGATGTTCTGTATGGTGCGAAGACTGACCCGGATAATTCATTAAAGGTACGAATAGGTAAACTAGAAGGGATATATCATCATTTATTCGGCTGGCTTCAATCGTTTGGGGCTTACGTTATCAATCTGTATGCCGTCGGCGAGTACCGGCAACGGAATACCGGAGAAGATTTGGATATTAAGATTGAGATGCTGAAAGAGCAGTTCCTTACTTCGTATACCGAGCAGTATTATAACCTGACTGATGAAGACAATTTCCTGAAGAATACAGCGTTTACAGACCTGCAGTTCTGGCAAATTGTGAACGACATCAAGTTCCTGACCGTCAACGATGATCCCCTGTATATTAACCGAAGCCTTGTTGTAGCCAAATACGGCGTGGTGGCCATCGAAGAGTACAACGGAAAGAACATGCTGCGTATATCCAATAACGGAATCCGGCAGCTTAATGAGGATATCCGTAAACCCGGCACGCACAAGGAGTCGCAGATGGGTGACGATGGCATTATCACCGAGAAGGAAGTAAAGGACACGCTGTATCTGTCTGTGAGAATAATCGCCAAGACCAGCGGTACAATGAAGATAGGCTTCGAGGGGGCTTCACAAGAGGAAGGTTCTTTACCTCTTACCGAAGTGGCGGTCGATTCATCCCTCGATTCACAGATATTCCAGTTCACCGGCACATGGGATGGTCAGGGTGATTTTGTCCTGGAATACACCGGGGATATGTTTGTCTCCCTTCTGTCCCTGACTACAGATCCTCTAGCTAATTATAAAATAGAGACTTCTACCCGTTTCGAGCAGACATCCAAGTATATCGAGCTTGTCGGCCAGAAGGTCGACGCCACGAATCAGAGCGTGACTGAACTGGGAATCAGGGTTGATGCAGCGGAAGAGAATGTACGAATATATGCCGAGCAGGTCAATGAGAATACGGCCAGCATATCCCAGCTTCAGGTCGATGTCAGCTCGATCCGTTCATCCGTAACGTCTATTACCGGGACGGCGGAAGATGCCAAGGAGCTGGCCGAGTCCGCCAAGGTCCTGGCGGAAAACGCCGGTGAAACGGGTATTTACGGGCAGGAGACCTATTCCCAGACCACCAATCCGTGGAATGGATGGAGCAGCGGTACGGAACATAAACATGTGGGAGCTATTTGGTATAACCCTTCTACCGGAGATACACAAGTATATACCGGAACGGATAATAGCAACTCATGGGAGCCTGTCTCTGAAAGCAGTTACGTTACAGCAACGTATTTCCTGCAGAACAAAGATAAGATAAGCGCTATCGCTACTCAGTTCGATTCGAATGGGAAACCGACAGCCGGCAGCGGAATTGTATTGAAGTCCCAGTTCGCATCCCTGTTCTCCGAAGCACTGGATGCGGATGGTAATGTTGTAAAAAAGGCAGACCTTACAACTTACGTGCAGTACAACCCGGATACAGGAGAAGTAACAAGCAACATCAAGATAACGGCCGATCAGATTGAACTGGAAGGATATACAACAATCAATGATTCGTTCAGCGTGGATTCGGATGGTACAACACACATCGGAGGATTCCGTGTAGCCGGGAACGGCCTTACCAATGCCGATTCCAATGGAGCGTTTACGAACGACGCCTATATCATCTTCCGTAACGATGCACATAACTGCTTTGCCGGTATCGGAGGTAATGTAGCATCAACATCCACCGGACTCCGGGCTTTAGCCAGATTCGAGAATAGGGATAGAAACGACTGGTGGGGACTGGGAAGTAATTATGCGGTTTTAATATCAGCACAGGGAGCTGACAATAATATTGCAATAGCCTTTGACGGAGGGTATGTATCCTGTCTGGCATACAAGACGGAAACCATATCTTCCACTAAAACCATAAACAGGGATTCCGTCGATGTCGTATGTACGAATACTTCTGAAATAACGGTAGAGTTGCCTACGATGTATTATTACGATGATGGTCACGTCGTCAAGATAAAGAACCTGAACGGTCGGGTGATACACATAAGGCCCGGATACAGCTACCATACCGTAAGCAATTCATCAAGGAAAGAATCCTTCATACATGCTGATCAGGGGACTCATTTTACTAACTCCAATACGGATACGTTGACTGCTGCAGGTGACGCTGCCGAGTATGTGTATCACAGAGATATTAATAACGGATCACAATATGGATGCTGGGTACAGCACAAGAACCCAAGAGACTGGTAACAACTTAATTGGTAAGATTATGAAGATAAACTTTAAAAAGGATTTCGTGGACTGCTTCGGCAATCCGATCGAAGAGAAAATAAAGGGGAATGTGGAACACATAAGTATTGACCGTAGACTGGCTGCAAGCCTGTTCAGTCTTTCGAACGTAGAAGGGAGACCTTTAAACGGCGATGAGAAATATATGGCATATTCGATCAGTTGCCGTATGGCCCAAACGCCTGAATCAGTAGAGCTGACAACGGAGGAAGCCAGTTTTCTGAAGAAGGTATGTTCCGAGCTTCTGTCGGCCGGTGCATACGGGCAGGTATATGACTTAATAGAAGGTAACAACTAAAAATAAATATCATGGAAAAGATTCAGACAAATTCAACGGAGAAATTCAAGGAAACGGTAAACGGTGTAGACATCAATGTCCGTAAGGTGACAAACTCAAGCAATCTCACTATCTATGGTGAGCTTAGCAAGAACAATACTCCTGCAGGAAACTTCAGCTATGACAAAGCTGTTGGGTATATAAACATTTCGTTCAAGCCGGTCGATGTGCTGACAACCGAAGAGCAGACGGCCATCTGTTCCAAGGTACCGGGATGGATTGACGAACTTAAAGGTGCAGCGGAATGATACAGACTACCGAACAGGAATTACAGGCGATCGTGGCCCAGCTCAAACCCTACATCATGGAGTACATCCGTCAGTACTCCGTGGGTGTGGGAGAGATAGAACTGGCCACCACACTGGAGGGTGTATATTCCCTTCCGGCGTTGATGCGTCTCGGTGGAGTAGACAAGATCGTTGAAGCCCCGTTGACATTGCTTAGGGCTGCCGTAGATGAGGTTGTCGAGGAATGTGTCAAGGCGGCTGAAGCAGCTAACGCAGCAGCCCAGACAGCCACAGAAGCAGGGAATAATGCTGTCGCTGCAGTATCGGATCTTGAGGAGCTGAAGGTGACGCTAACCCAGGCGATTGCCGACGCTTCTTCGGCGGCACAGACAGCCAACACGGCGGCGCAGAATGCCGACAACTCCCGCGAGGCAATAGAGCAGAACGAAGCAACAAGACAGACACAGGAAAGCACACGTCAGCAGAACACGGCTACAGCTATACAGAACGTAAACACTGCACGTGCGGCATGCGAGGAAGCGACAAAGGAATGTAAGGAGGTGATAGCCTCCATTTCCGGTATGGGACGATTAGGCTTGCTCGTAACATCCATGAAGGTGGAATATCCTCCTGTTGTGACATTGGGAGATAAAGGGGCGTTTATCAATGCTATTCTTACCCCAGAAGAGATATATGGCAACGTGCTGTATTTGTCGGACAACAATGCTGTACAGGTTGAGCCGAACGGCAAAATCACTACGCTGAAAACAGGCGAAAGCACTGTGCATGTAATACCGACGTGTCACGTCCGGCTGTATCAGACGATTAAAATCAAGGTTGTAGAACCTGTAATATACAAGCTCACAAACGGCAATATACGTTTAATGGGCAATGGAAACATACGTAAAATCAACTATTTAAAATAAGAATCATTATGGCATTTACAACAGAAGAGGAAGCTACGCTGCGAGCGATAATGACAGCGTTCGAGAATGGTAAGAGTATTAACGAGTTGCCGGAAGTAAGCGGGACAAACCCCTTTGAATTGACATGCGAAGTGCTCGACAATGGGGAAAGCCGTAAGGCGGCATTATCCTCCCTGCTACCCTATGTTGAAGAACAGTGTATGTATGGAATTGAATACGACATTACTGTATCATCGCCCGATGTCACCCGTATAGGTAATATGGCTCTGCATAAGAGTTTGCCTATCCATAACCGTATGAAAGGATGTTTATTGGCTGATGACGGGACAGTAAACGAATACCTTAACCCAAAAGACTGGCGAGGACAAACACGTGACGGCTCACGTGGGCAGGTCATGGTTGAACTTCCTATGTATTATCGTAAATTTGAAACAGACGGCAACAAGCGCCGTGTGAAGCTGTCTGAATATCCATTACCAGGATATCATCAGGTAAAGAAGAAATACGTTTCAGCTTATGAAGCAACCGTGAAACGCTCTACAACTACTCTCTGCTCGGTTGTGAATACTGATGCAGATTACAGAGGTGGTAATAACAATGCAGAATGGGACGGAACATACCGTACGCTTACAGGAAGACCTGCGACACAGATTTCACGTACCAATTTCCGAAACTATGCCCGTAAACGTAAATCATCCACAAAGGAATGGAACTGTATGACATACGATATTCAGAAAGACCTCTTGTGGCTGTTTGTGATTGAGTTTGCGACACTTAATTCGCAAAAGGCTGTTAATGCATCACTCACTGCAGAAGGTTACAGACAGGGCGGTCTTGGCGATGGTGTTTCAACTCTTGACGGTGGGAAATGGAATACCTTCAACGGATATTATCCATTTATCCCTTGCGGATATACAGACGAACTTGGAAACGGTACAGGAGAGGTTGAATTTTCAATGCCGACCGAATACGATGCTAACATTAAGAAAGTCAAAGTTCCACGTTATCGTGGTATTGAAAATCCTTTCGGTCATATTTGGCAATGGACGGACGGTATTAATGTACGAATCTCTCCAAACAGCCCGACAGGAGACGGATTGAGCAAGGTATTTGTTACTGATAACCCGGAATATTTCAATGACAGTAACTATAACAACATGTCCCATGTCGGAAATGAAGCCCGTACAGAGGCTTATGTTAAATCTGTCATCTTCGGAGAGGGAGGCGAAATAATGCCGGATGTAGTTGGAGGCGGTTCTACTACCTATTTCTGTGACTATCACTATACGAACATACCTACCTCAGAGCAGCTCCGTGGGGTTCTCTTCGGCGGTAATGCGGATATCGGCTCGAATGCCGGTCTCGTGTATGCGTCTTCGTTTAGCGCTCCCTCGAGTACGGCTGCGAGTGTCGGCTCTCGCCTTTGCTTTATCCCCGCATAGCGCAACGCCACGCCCATAGCCACACGCTTTAGTGGCTATGGGTCTCACTTGAATGTTGAACAATAAAAATTGAAATGATGAATAATACTTTAGAAGATGACGGTTCTCTGGACTTTCTGAAAATACCCGCGGATGAAACGAACAAGCATTTCAACTGCCCGGAAACCACGCAACAGAAATTGATTAACCTCACATTTTGGGTGTGTGACTATATCGAGGGAGTGAAAACAAAATTTGGAACTGACCGTGTTCTCGTCAAAATCAAGATGAACAAAGAAGATAAGGACAGTGAAGCGAAGAAGTTTTTCACAAACTCAAAGGAAATCAAATACATTATCGGAAAAATCCGTGAACTGAATGCGTTTCCCCGAAAAGTCACGATGCGTGCATCCGGAACGAGATATTACATAGAATAACGAAATAAAAGGTTGGTTGTCCCGAGTGGGGTTCTCTTCGGCGGTAATGCGAATAACGGCACGAATGCCGGTCTCGTGTATGCGAATTCGAATAACGCTCCCTCGAATACGAATGCGAATATCGGCTCTCACCTATACTTTTCGGTTAAAGATATAACACTGATGGACAACAACCCTGCCACTTGGCAAAAAACATATATTCAGAAAAGGTGTTGGTAGGCTACGGCTCGAAGGCCACAAATAAGAAAAGCAAAGCAAAATATGAAGCGGATAGGAAATTTATACGAAAAGATAATATCGGTAGAAAACCTGAAGCTGGCAGATGAAAAAGCACGCAAGGGTAAGACCAGGACGTACGGTGTGCGTGTCCATGACAAGAACCGTGAATCCAATATTCTGAAGCTACATGAAGCACTGAAGAATAAAACATTCAGAACGTCAGAATACGACATATTCACGATATACGAACCAAAGGAGCGCATTATTTATCGTCTTCCCTATTACCCTGACAGAATTGTTCACCATGCAATCATGAATGTTCTCGAACCTATATGGGCCGGAGTATTCACACACAATACTTACTCATGTATCAAGAAGAGAGGTATTGAAGGATGCGCGAGGAATGTCGAGAAGATGATACGCAAGTATGAAGGAAAACCTTTGTTCTGTCTTAAAATTGACATAAAGAAGTTCTATCCTTCGGTAGATCATGACGTGCTGAAGTCAATAATCAGGAGGAAAATCAAGGATAAGGACCTTTTGTGGCTCATAGATGAAATTATCGACAGTGCCGAAGGTCTGCCTATCGGTAACTATCTATCGCAATACCTTGCCAACCTGACAATGGCATATTTCATGCACCGTGTGAATGAAGTTTACAGAATTGACTGTGACGAATATGCAGATGACTTCGTGTTCTATCATACGAGTAAGGACGAGCTCAGTAAGTTTTTCCATTGTTTCGTGAAGCCTTACATCGAGAATGAACTGAAGCTGAAGGTTAAGGACAACTGGCAGATATTTCCTGTAGCAGTAAACAGGTACGACCGTCATGGCCGGGCACTTGATTATGTAGGATATAAGTTCTACCGCAAGCAAAAGCTCATTCGAAAGAGCATAAAGCAGAATTTTTGCAAGAAGGTGAGTGCGCTCAACAAGCTGGAAAACATATCTGAAGCCGATTACAAGCAACAGGTGGCCGCATGGCTTGGATGGGCAAAACATAGCAACAGTAAGCATTTATTAAAAACAATAATTAAAAAAGAGTATTATGAAACGTGCGTATTATGATGCAAAGCCTAAAGCTTTAGAAGCTGTTGGTAATGGAAACTACCTTTATCGTTGGGACATCAAGGAAGAGGAAGTACAGTCAGACTTCATGCAGGAAGGAAGCGATGAACCATTGGTGAGTGAAAATAGAGTGCAGTATTCCTGCTGCGAAGCGACCATTTTAGGGAATCCGACCTATGACAAGTGTGTAGAAGCTGTCATCAGAGACAGATATACCTCAGAGCAGGAAATGGCTTTGATTAATAAGTATAATTCCTATCAAAATAGTATAATATCTGATACTTCTATTTTAGAAGAATACAAAGAATATCTAAAGTATGTTTTTGATGTAAAAATACTTGTAAAAAAAGATTTAGAACTTGAGGCTATCACAAGTATTGCAAAACAGAAAAAGTTGCAAGAAATTACATCTTACGATACATCCTCAAACGTGAACGAGTTTTTCGTGAATGGAATATCCATGTGGTACAAGGCAGACAAAAGGGCGACCATCCGGAACTTGGTTGAAAGCACTATAAAGACCGGAGGAGATAAGACCACCTTATGGACGGAAGAGGAACCCATCATCCCGTTGGAAGTTAATTGTGAATCTGCTTTGACAATGTTGGCCCAGTTGGAGGTGTATGCTGGAAACTGTCTGGCAGTTACTCAGAGCCATAAAGCAAATGTAATAAAGTTGGAGACTAAAGAAGAAGTGGAATCGTATGATTATACGGTCGGATATCCGGAGAAACTGAGGTTTGAGATTTAATCTCCCACTAGTTCGGTAAGTTATGAAAAAATAAAAATAAAGAATTATGATAACAGCTTTGACAATTATTTCAGTATTGCTTATCGCTTCCTATACGGCGGCGGTATGTGCAAAAGGTAAAGGTATTCCTTATTCCATTAGTGCTACATTCTATTCTTTAGAACACAAGTGGTGGTTCGGAATCACTATGGTTTTAACTGCCGGATTGCTTATGCCGGCCATCCTTGAGGTAACCCCGGAGAGCTACCAGTTCACGGCATTTCTGGCCTGTGCTGGGATGATTGCAACGGGTGTAGCCCCGAACTTCCGGGAAGGGATAGACCGGAAAGTCCATACGGTCGGTGCCGTTCTCTGCCTGCTGTTCTCGCAGGTGTGGGTTGGTATGACCTGCCCTTGGATGTTGCTTCTGTGGATAGGGTATCTGGTTTATACGGTTTGGGAGATGAAGAAGCATTGGAACGGGAACTTCATTCCGGCATTTCTACTTACTAAGCCGATGTTCTGGGTGGAGATAACCGCATTGGTGGCAACTTATGTGACACTGATAATTGTATAAAAGAATGGAGAGATTACTTAACACGATAGCGCCACAACTGGCTGTTGCTGGGGCTTACTCTTTCGTCGGGGAAATAAAGGGAGTCGTATTTGAACTACGCTGGATGTTGATGTTCATCGTAGTGATGATCATTGCAGATTTCGTTCTGGGTATCATTGACAGTGTGGTTAAGCGGGGTGAGGATTTCAGGTTCAGCAGGGCCGGCCGGCGGACGATGTGCAAGTTTATAGAATACAATTCTTACCTAGTGCTAGGATTCATGCTCGGCATTGCCATTCTCCAGCCGGCCGGTATCTGTTCCTACACGGTTTCGGCCATGTGCGGTCTTGGACTGGCCATCGTATTCGAGTTCGATTCGATTATGGATCATGTATGTGTCATTCACGGGATAAAAAGCCGTGTCTCAATCAAGAGATTGCTGGTTGGCTACATAAAGAAGAAATACAATGTAGCCGGGGAGATTATCGAGGAAGTAACAAAAGAAGATAAGGAGGAAAAGAAATGAATAAGATAGATGCGATTGTAGTCCATTGTTCGGCTACACGTGCCGGGCAGGACATCGGGAAAAAAGAAATCACCCAGATGCACCTTCAGAGAGGATTCACCACAATAGGGTATAACTATGTTATCAGGCTGGATGGGACGATTGAGGTTGGCCGTTCGCTCACCATTGACGGGGCTCACTGCAATTCAAAGGGATTTTCCGGAGTATCGTACAACAAGCATAGTATCGGTATCTGCTACATCGGTGGGCTGGATGCTCACGGCAAGGCTGCCGACACTAGAACTCCGGAACAGAAGAAGGCTCTACGTGAATTAATCTCTAAATTGATTAAGCAGTGCCCTGATATTAAGGAGGTGCTGGGGCATCGTGATACCAGTCCAGATCTGGACGGTGATGGCATTGTGGAGCCTAACGAATGGACCAAGATGTGCCCTTGCTTCGATGCTAAGGAGGAATACAAAGATTTGCTAGCATCATGAAACTCTATAATTACATAATAAAGGTGTGCCGCATTGTACTGGCTCCCTTGATGTGCCTTTTTATTCTCGGCTCGTGCCGGACAAAGTACGTACCGGTGGAGAGTAAGGCCGACAGCGTTGTCGTGGAGAAGCTGGTGGAAGTCCAGTTACCGCCCGACAGCTCCACCATCCGGGCACTATTGGAGTGCGATGAGAACGGGAAGGTGGTACTGTCATGGCTGGATATCGCAAATAGCAGGAACGCACAGGCACAACTTACCATCGACAGCCTGGGCAACCTTCTAGCGAAGATGAGAACACAGCCGGACACCGTCTACCTGCCCTCCAAGAAGGTTACGGTTACAAAAGAGGTAAAAGTCCCGTATCCGGTAGAAAAAGAGCTTACAAAGTGGCAGCAGTTTCGACTTGATTTTGGCGGCTGGGCCATCGGAATAGTGATAATCACTATTCTGATTGGGGTAGGAATAATGGTTTATAAATGGAAGAAATAGTATTATAAATTGGATGGTTCTATTCAATTTTATATCTTCGCAATAGACAATAACCAATTTGTAAACAATGAATTCTGATTTATCTGGTTTTTTAGATGAGACGATTCCCGTTCTGGAGGATCTGAGAAAGAATGGTGCTCGTAATACATTGACCTACGACTTTAGTTGTGAGGATTTGAAAGATGATCCCAATTATGACATAAAAGAATCGTTTAAGGAGTTATTTAAAGAGATTGATGACATGAAAGGGCCGGTCCTGTACTGGTATGAAGTGACTTCTGACCATTCTGATGATGCTATACTGAATGCTTTGCAAGAGTACGGTCAAGTAGAAGATCACAAGGCTATTCCTGCTTTTTATAAAAAGCATAATAAACCTACAAAGGTATTGTATGTCGGAAAGTGTAAGAGCCATTTTTCAACTCGTGTCATCCAGCATTTGGGTTATTTCAATAGCAAAAAAACCCAAGGTCTCCAGTTGCGTTGTTGGGCGAATAAACTAGGTTTGAGACTGAGGCTTCATGCTATGGAGTTTGATAATAATATGGCCGATATAATGCTTATTGTCGAGTCCTATTTCGCTAGAAAATTGAATCCTTTAGTTGGTAAACATGATTAGAGTCTATGTTATAAGGGAAGGAGGTACAATATGAAATGATACCGGCGCCTCTAGTAAATGGGCGCCCTATAAATATCGCTTATTAAACATACGATCCCCGGCTGGCGAGTCGGGGATTTTTTTGTTTTGTAATTGTAGGCACAGAGTTTATGATAAATTTTAATAGTCATTATTATAGCACAAATATCTTTCAAATATAGTCCTTCGGGTTATTCAAGCCTTTCATTACGTTTCCCGTTATAAAGGTTTTTCTGTTTGTGTGTTGTTAATAGTTTCTATTTAGTTAGTCAAGATGAAAATAAAGAATATTAACTATTATGAAGGGTATATCACGACTGCTGAATATTCCATATCTTCTAATTATATTGTATGTTAGAGAGATGAAATAATGTGTTCTTTGCTAAACATGGTTTCTTATGATAATAT